AGCTTGCCACCCACTTCAAGTAATGCGGTCAATGGAAACATCAGTTACCCCTTTTGGTTAGCATGGCGCTGGCAATCTCCAGCATGAATTTCACTTGCTCAAGGTTCTCGGGCTGCTGTGTCCAGCCCACGGTGATCTGCCCAACAAACCTGTGGCTGTCTGGTGGGACACTTACCCTGCAAGTAAAACCCACCCCCTTTTCGATGTACCACAGCCCAACTTCAGATTGAGCATATCGGTACTCGGAGCAAGGAATCTCGTTGGTCATCAACTTGATTACATCGGCATTATTGGCAGAGTTCTGGCTAAACAAACCAACATCAATGTCTTCAATGGTTTTGTCCCTGCCGTCTTTGGTGTATGCCTTGTACAACACCCGACTGTTAAACAAAGGGTTGACCTTGAAAATAGCAACTACCGTAGCACCAGTCTTTTTAAATAGCATTGCACTGGCATCATCTGCACGACCAGTGTTGATCTCAGGCAGCTTCTTGGACTCTTTGTAAGCATCCCGCATGAACTCTTGGTTTTGCCACATAAAGTAGCCGGTAAAAGCCACAATGCCCATAATCAGGATGGCAAACAGCTTGAAGGGTGAGTCCACATACCCAAGCACCTTGTCAAGGGTTGAGTTGGCGTTTAGCTTTTCGTCACTCATCGCAGATACCTTATGTACAGCACAATGCCGTAAATAATCAACCCTGCAAGGACAACAGCAGCCATACCCATTGCAATGTATTCAGTAAGCCTTGCAATGGCTTTCTTGCGTCTAAGGGCTTCACGAGCAGCAGCTTCTTTGGCCTCTCTGCGCTTACGAGCAGCAATAGCTTGAAACTTTACCCAGTCATCCCACATGCCGGGGCGACCAGCGTAGACCATGCGCTCACGCAACTCTTCTTCTTGCTGCTTAAGTCTCTCAAGAGCCATGAACTCTTCAAGGTCAGAGCTATTGCCCTTCTTGGTCGCGTTCTCTTGAATCTTGGCTTTGTTGTCAAAGTAGTCAAAGACCCGTGAGCCAAGCTGATGCAATTCTTTGCCGTTAGCTAGAGCAGCTTTGATGACCGCAAAGGCGGCATTGGCGGCAGCAATTTCTGCAATCATCTCAGCACCTCAAACAAAACCCTAGCGGTCCAAACAACGATACCGACAATCAAAACTGCCGCTGCAAAAGCCTCGGCAAATTCTCTCATTTGAATTGGTCTTTTACGGTTTGCCACCACACCCCGGCAGCAATAAAAAGTCCACCAATAAAAAGTACAGGCTTTGCAATCTTCCCAAGCATTTCAAGAACCAAGAAAGCACCAGATGCAGCTTCAAAAGCCTTCACTACACCTTGTGTGTTTTGGTCAATACGATCTACTTTTTCCTCAACCGTGATCAGTCGAGCATAGATTTCTGCGTGTGATACTTCTTTGTCCATGATTTATCTCATGTATGCAGATGGGGGAGCGATGCCACGACCAGCACCAACCTTACGAGTATATTCTTCCTGCTGTCTACGCTTCTTGGCAATCTCTGTTTGGGCATAAGGGCTACCCAACAACATAGCAGCATCAGCGCTAGGAACAGTGCTAGAACCTGCGCCAGCACCAGACATCATCATGGCTGGTGGTAGTACAGCCTCAAGCAAGTTTGCCCCTGCCATGCCACGTTGACCAGCAGTCTGTGCGTTAGCAAGATCAGAGATGGCAAACAACGTACCGGCAACACCACCGACTTTAACGCCCTTGCCAAAGTTGGTGTTCTTTGAAAACGTGCCAAATTCAGAAGGGATGTTTTGCAACTTACGAGCATCTCGTCCAAGAATTGTTTCTGGGATCTGTTGCTGGAGATTCTGAAAGTATTGCGTAGTCAGACGGGAAACATCATCGTTCAGGCTTGCCGATTGACCAAACTTGTTTCCACCCGCAAACATTTCTCGAGCATATTCACGGTGTTCTTTGCCAAGAATGTTGCCCATAGAACGGTCCAAGTTGCCGACATCAGGACGGAACTCAAAGCCAGGAGGAATCTCTGCCGCAGACTTAAATGTGGTCTTCTTGGGGTACTCGGGAGCAACAGGCTTATCAGCCTCAGTCATCATGCTTTTGATCTCATCGGCAACAATTTCAGTTGCGGCAGATCCTGGGCTTGCGCTAGGCAATGGAGCAGGAGCATCAACAGGAGCAGATGACAAGGGAGTGGAGATGGGTGGAGGTGCAACAGCGCCAGCCTGTGGTGCTTCTCCCCGGAAAGAAGCAGCCAACTCATCTGGTGTCATTGGAGTGGGTGCAACAGCAGCAGGAGCAGCCTCTATGGGTGCTACAGGGGCCATAGGCTGACCACCAAGACCAGCTTGACGGTTGGCCTCAATCATCTCAGCAGCACGTTGTAGACGGTCTGGAGCAGCAGGGACTTGCTGTACATCTTGCGGAGCAGGAACCCCAGTCATTGTTGGATCAATTCTTGGGGTGTCCAATTGGCTTGATGGCGTACCACCGCTACCCATCAGCTTCTCTGCTCCATATGCAGCAGCACCAAGAACAGCCAAGCCAGCAGGAAGATGCCACCAGTCATTACCAAGACGCTCTTGAATCTGATCCAAAGAACCTAACTGAAACCCATTTTCATTTTTTGCAAATGCGTCTGTTTTTTCTGGAGCGCTAGTCTGAAACTTGATTTCGTTTTCAATCTCAGCCTTGGAAATGCCAGCGGCAGTGGCTGCCTTGCGGTATCCTTCAACATCAAAAGCCATGATTATTTCCTCCCGCCAAATTGACTAGCAAGATCACGGGCTGATGGCCCTGTAGATTTGACCTCAGGGCTCTTAAGGGACCTGCCACGGATAGATTTTGGCGCTTCTTTTGCAACAGGACCCAGACCAAGATCAACTGCGTAATCAGCACTTGTTTGACCAGTTTCTTCTCTGCTTGCTTTTGTTGGCCTGTTCAGAATGCCTTTGTTAATCTGAGCAAATTCTTTACGCAAATTCTTAAATATTTCTGTCCTAGCAAAAGCACTCTCAAGCTCTCCAGCAGTTGGAGTTTGAGATTTACCTTTGAACTTTTCAAGTTGATCCTTGCGCCAATCTGCAAAAGATTGAGTTGCTTGTTGGTTAAATTCACCAATCAAAGCCAAGGCTTCACCACGACTGAATTCATCACCCAATTGATAAGTTTTTGGGTTGATCAAAAACGGCAGTGTTCCATGCTTAGATGAAAGCTCAAGTTGCGTTCTTTCTGCTATTTGCTGAAGGTCAAGAACACGACCCAAGTTTTTCATTTCAGCTTCACCCAAACCCTTAAAGACTTCTGAACGAATGAAGTCTTCTTTAGATTGATTGAAGTTACGGTTGAACTCAGTTCCGTTAGTCAAAGAGTTTTGACCTTGATCAAGTTCAGTCTTGGTTACAGCTTCACCAGATTTGTTTGTTACAGATCCATCAGCACCAACGCTGAACCCAAGCTTTTCTGCAACAGCACGTAAAGACTTTTGTTGAGCTTCCGAAAGAGACACGTTTTTGTTGTCAACTTTTTGGCGCAAAGCATTTAAGCCTTCAGAAACAGTCTGAGAGTAACCAAGAGATCTGTTTGTGAAAGAGCCAATTGCTTTACGTTGATTTTCAGTAAGCTCAGAGCCAATAAGGTTTTGAAGCCTTTGACGCATCTCGCTATACACTTCTTTCAACTCAGGAGCCTTTGCAGCATAGTCAGCAGTGGCTTGATTAGCCTTATTAAACGCCTCAGTGTTGAATTGAGCTTGTTGCACCTTGGTCTTGTAACCAATAGCTTCTTGCAAAGAGGGAACAAAACCACCACGAGCAGCAATTTCTTCTCTGGTCAAAGCTTTGCCAGTATTGGCATCAACTGCACCCAAAGTTTTGCCAAGCTCGTTGGTTGTTTTCTCAATAGGGTTGCCTTGGTTGTCATAGACAATCTGAGTCTTCTCAGTACCACCGGTGACAAACAAGCGCCAGTTAGGATTGCCAAGAAGCATCTCAACAAATGCCCTCATCTTCTGAGGTTTGTCAGCCATGTACTCCAAGGTCTTGGCTGTGGCAATGTTCCCTTCAGGATTGCCAGGGCCACCCTTATCCATTACAGGCTTAATTTCTTTCTGAAACTCTTGCAAATTCTTTTGCATGATGTTGGCAGAAAGTTTGATTGCGGATTCTGCTGGCGTACCTTTAACCCTGCTGGTCAAAGAATACATAGACACAGGATCACCTTTTGATGCTGCATCCTCATACATCGATGCAATATCCACAACCTCAGGTTTAAATGGAGCTACAGCCCCACCAACCGGCATTGGATTATTTACATCTGGAGCGGCAACAGGACCAGACTCTAATTGAGCCTGAGGTGGAGCAATTGGGTTTAAAGTCTCTGCCATGATTTTTCCTTATCCCCTGCCAAATATTACGTTTGCCACTTTAGCAAGCTTCCCGTAACCTGGGACTTGCTGGTATTCGTTGCCAGTGTTTAATGGCATGTTGTATCCAGCTTGTTGAGTAGTTGGATTGAAATCTGTTGGGTTGCTGAGATCCGAAACAGGTTTTCCTAGTGTTGCTGGAACTCCCCAAAAGTTATCAACAACACCATCTCCATCAGCGTCTACACCTTGACTTTGAGTTGCAGCAGGTTCTGGCGCAACAATACTTGGTGCAGCAGGAGATGTTCCAATAGTTGGCGCTACAGGACCAACAGGAGCAACAGGAGCAGGACTAGGAACTGCGCCATTAGGAGCGGGTTTTTGGTTGTCTCCAGCAAACATTATCCCCATGACATTGGCTAATGGACTTGCTTGAACCTTTTTAATCTTATCTGCAATTTTTTGCCCAGGCATTTGGCCTTGACCCATGTACTTGCGAGGGTCTCCATAATTGCCAAAACTGGTTCCAAAAGGTGTTTCTGCTGCCATGATTGTTCCTTAGAAGCCAAAGCCCTTGCTGGAAGTCTTCTGACCTTGTGTGCCAGCAAAGTTGGGAGTGGTAGAGCCTTGTGGAGTACCGTACACAACAGAAGCATACTTAGCCAAGATGTCTTGAGGTGTCTGAGCCAACCCAACACGACCAGCAGCAGCTTGTTGAGCGGCAGTAAGTTGGCCTTGACTACCAGTCATCAATTCTTTAGCGGCAGCAGCCTTATTAGCCTGTACACCAGCACGAGCAGTAGCAGCAGCAGTAGCTTGACGTTGTCCTTGCAAGGATGCCAAGTTAGCAGAAGCCAAAGCAGCACGGGAAGAACCCAAACCACCAGCACCACCATAACTGGCAACCTGTTGATTCATCTCTTCACGCCCTGATTCACGACCTGCTTGCAAGGCGGCATCAACTTGCTCTTGCTCGTATTGAGGGTCAAACAAAGAAGCCAGACCACCCATACCAGCAAGCAAACCAGCAGTGCCAGTAGCTTCTTGCAAAGCACCAGTACGACCAGATACATTCATTGCTGTTTGAGCAGCAGCAGTAGCAGCAGGAGCCGTTTGACCTAAAGCGTTTTCAGCCATACCAATTGTTTTTTGATACGCTGGCATAAAAGTGTTTTCAAGAGCATTAGCTTGAATACCAAGAACACGCCTTTGTTCAGGAGTCATTTGCACTGTAGTAGTGCCAGAACCTTTTCCACCGCCCATGATTAATACCCTTTGCCTTTCCCAGACTGCGTCTGGCGAGGTTGAAATGTCTGTGGCGCTTGATATTGCTGCGTCCCAATTGTTGCATTATCCCACTGTCCAACAGTATTGGAATAGTTATTTGGGACCCCCATCCTTGGTTGACCACCTTGACTAGGGAAAGTCACATTGCCACCCTTGCCTTGAGGAACAGCAACATCAGCATTAGGGTTTGAAGGCTGCGTAGGGGATGCAAATCCCTTGCCTTGTGGTTGTGTAGACGATGCTACTTGAGAGACTGGAGAGCCCATGATTTATCCTTGTGGTGATGTAGGCCATACAACATTAAATGGGTAGCCCGATTGAAATGTTATGTCACGCAATTGCTGACGGTAATCAGCCCATGCTTGCTGTTGTTCAACAGTTAATGGCCCATTCGGTATTTGAGTCCAATCAGATTGAAGCAACAAAATTTTTCTTTGTGCTTTTATATCTTGAGATTGCTTGTCAAAAGATGGTGTCCAAACTTCATTAATAAAATCAAAATCACACTCAAAATTTGGCTTTTGAGGAATGTTTTTAATTAAATTGTTTTTTACATATTGAGTTAAAGGATTGGACTGCAATTCAATTATTGAAAATCCTTCTGGAACTACTTGAATATCAATGTCAAAACAAGTTCCTGAATTACTTATTTCTCCAGTTTTCTGGTTGTAAATTGTAAAAAATTTCATTTTCTCAATCCAATCAAAAATATTCCAGTGGCTCCACCGCCATTTTGATTGTAATTTATTTGAAATGTTACATTGCCACTGGATGATGCAATGTATGTTCCAGCAATAGGAATGGCTCCCCAATATGAATCTAAAGCAGGTCCTGCAAAAGGCCAGCTATATAAAGATTCAAAAGTAGTTCCATTTTGCGTAAGAGTTACCGTTCTAACAGTTGATGCTGTTGTTACGCTTGTACTGCCAGACACAAATCCCGATACAAAAACTTTATCTCCAGCATTCATAAATACCGTAGTATTTGCGCCAGATCCACCAGAAGCTGCTCCAGAAGAATAACTAACTGCGTTGTTTGCGATCTGTAATGTGTTTACTTGCAAGTTACCAATTTTTGCGCTTGTAATTGCAGCATCAGCAATAGCAGCATTAGCAGCAGTAATGCTATTAGCAGCCATGTTGGCAGCAGAAATAGTTGCAGCAGCAATTTGAGTTGCTGTAATTGTGTTGGCGGCAATGTTTGCGGCAGTAATGGTATTGGCAGCAATGTTATTTCCAACAATGCTGTTAGCAACAATCAGGTCACCAGTGATGTATTTCTGAAATACAGCCCACCCAGTGGTGTACTTGTAAACAATAGATGCGATGCCGCTGTTGTAGTTAACAGTGCAAAGGTCGCCAGATATTGGTGTACGACCAATAGCAGCAATACATTCAGCATCAGTTGGAGGTGCAGAGTTGTTTGCGACTCGGATGACAACAAAGTTGGCAACAGCACTAGAAGCAGTGGTGAAATCCAAATCAATGGCTGTACCTGGATCAATGAACCAACCAGTATTGGGCACTGATGTAGCCACAGCAAACTGAATAGTCCTGCCACCAGTAGTGATGTAGTACAAAAACTTGGTCGTGCCAAAACCACCAGTTACGGCATTCCAAACATAATCAGCAGGGTTTGTTGATTCAACAGTAGTGTCTGAGTTACGCAGACCGTAATAAAGTCTGTTTGTCGGAGAATCACTAAAGTTCAATGTGCCATCAAAGCTGTCGGCATATTTAACAGAGATGTACTTGTACAAATACCCTGTAACTTCACCTGAAGGGCCAATAATCTGTCCTGTTCCTTGATTGGCAACAACAGTGTCGTTCAAGTTTGCAAGGACATAGTTAACAGCCTCCGAGATTTCTCCCGGAGTTGGATTTCCATCAAGAAAGAATGGCATTAGAAAGCGTCCTCAACAATGGTTGCTTGCCAGTTCAATGCTGTCATATTCCAAGCATCTGTAGCGTCATTGGACTCTACCTTAACCGACACTGTGCGAACAGTATTTTGTTGTGTTGGAGCCCAAGGGTTATCCGTGTCAATTGCAACAGTCCCAGAAGCACCGTAAACAGGCTCTTGCTGAGTTGAGTTAGCACCACCCACAGTGATATCCACAGAACCAGAACCAGCAATCTCAGGCAGAATTCGGTGGACATACACCTTAGACGAATAAGGCACAGGACCTTTTTCTGTCTGCAAAACAAGGTTGGTACGCTCAAACAACGTAGGAATAGCAGCACCACGGAAAGCATTGGTCCGGTTGGTCTGAATGGGCCTAGAAGACGCTGTAGAGCCTTGGGCATACACAACAGTGCGTGATGCGTATTTGAACGCTCCTGAGGCAAATATAGGCCCTTCTGTGCCCATACATGCATTGGCAACACTGCGAGGAGCATTCCAAACTTGCAGGTCATACCTCCAAGACAGCATCCTGTTGCACCATCCAGTAGATGTCAGATCAGGGTAATAGATCTCAATCTGGTTTTTTCTGGTGTTGTTGACCATGAAAACACGGTCAGAGTAAACAGGAGACAGATTGTCGTAGAAGTAGTTCTTGACCTTTTGATTGCCAAGAGAAGCAAACTCAGAACCGTTGAACACCCAAATGTCTCGGCTATCAACACCGTAGACACTTGCATCTGTGTTGGTCCAGCAGTTGTTGTTCAACAAGCCACGACCCTGGTTATACAGACGAACACCAAAAACTGGTGCTGTGCTGTTTTGATAGGAGATGGGTGACATCACTGCTGTATCCCAATAGGAACACATGTAAAAGCTTCCACCTAAGGTAAACCCATCAATCAATGCTCCACGAACAGGAACTTCTTGTTCGTTGGCTACGTTTGTGAGAGTTGGCATCCATGTTTGCGGAACACCAGAGCTTGCAAATGCTTGTGACCAGCGAATGGTTGTTGGAAAGTTGACCGTAGTGCCGACAGTAAAGTCTTTGGTCAGATTACCGGAAACAAGGATGTTGCCCACGTTTGGTGAGCAGAAGCTGCGTACAAAGCCAGCACGAGTTGCTGATACGCCAACGTCATAGTTCCAGACAAAGTTATCAGGAGCAGTGTCGTAGATGTTGATTTCTGTCCTTGTTGGCAGAAAGTACATTGGAGAGCGTAGACCATCATTGATAAAGAAAACATTACCAACCCAAGAGGTAGTGATGTTCACGTTATCAGAATAGCCAGACAAAGCCACGTTTGGATTAGCACCAACACCAGGGGTAATGTTGGTAATGCCACCAGCAGTGAGCATGTACCATTTACCTTCACGGGTAGCAGCAATGTAGACCCAAGTGGCTTCAGATCGAAAGCCACCCTCATAGAACACTACATTACCAGGGATGGCAGAAAGAATCTCTTCTTCTCCGCCAACCTTTTTGATGCCCCGAACATCGGCTTCAACATTCAAGCCATTGCTGTATTCAGTTGTTCCAAGGGCGTTACTAGGCACATCCGGCGTAAAGGACATGCTAGTGAATGGGGTACGCAAACGTGAATAATCAGCCATGTTGAATCCTTTGTCGGATTTTACTCAGGTTGCGTATCAGCAGGAAGTGGCGTGTTGCCCTCGTCCAGCCATTTCAGTGGTTGCATGGCTTTTTCCAAGGGCCATCCAGCCCGAAGCCTACTGCGTAAAGTTGTTCCTCGCATACCTAGTTCCCTTTCCCACTGTGCTCTTGTTTGGCGTTTGCCATTCCATTCAATAAACACATTTGCTCTTGTGTTGTTGGCTTGCTGCTCACGGGTAGCCCATCGGCAATTTGCCTTATGGTAGTTGCCGTTGCAGTCAATGCGGTCAAGGCTCATGCCTTCAGGCGCTTCACCCATGTCTGACAAGAAATTCACAAAGTCATCCCACCGCTTATCGTATGTGATGCCTCGGCATGAATAATCTTGGTTGATGCGGTTGCAGCGATTACGCATAGCCATCCAGAGCTTATAAGTGCGAGACTTGCTCATCCCATGAGTACTGCCAGCAGCACTGATGCGCTCACGATGCTGACAGCCACACGAACTCACATTACCTTGCACCATGTCTGTTGCTGCAATGTTCTTTTGTGTTCCACAGTCGCACAGACATAACCACCAAGCACCGTTGTGCTGGCGCTGCTTTTCACCCAACTGCAAAACAGTCAGGCTACCAAAGCGAAAGCCCTGAAGGTTATTGATCGGTTTGCCCATTATCATCTGCCGGTAATGGTTGACCACCTTCAGCCAAGAACTTCAGGTACTCGGCGTAATCTGTGTTGGCGGGGTCGAATGGGATGAAGGCGTTGTCAGCGATGCGTTTGATGCAGGTGGCTGCGCCCATTGGGGTGTCAGGTTGAAGTTGGTACATGATTAAAGCTCCGAAGATGCCGTGATGTTTGCGCCAGCAGCACTGCCTGATCCAATAACCGAAAACCCATTTACATCACCAGTGCCAACGGAAGCGGTTCCTGATGTAGGTGTAATAGTCAAAGTAGGTGTTGCTCTCATCGAAGCCTTGTACTGAAACGAAGTGTAGACAGAAGACTGAACTGCAAAACTTTCTGAAACTGACTTGTAAAAATACCGCTGGCACATCAGCAGCTCACGCCCGTAGTCCCTGCGCTCAAACGGGGAAGCAACGCTGCCAGCTTCAAGCTGTACGCCTGTGATGTAGAAGGTGGCTCCGTTTGTGCCGACTACGCTGACTGCGCCTGTGGCTGAAATATAGTTAGCCCCTGCCCATGCGCCAGCCGTACCACTGAAAGAAGAACCTACGCCAAGACCAAACAGAATCTCAATGCCAGTCGAGTTGTCTGTTAGCCATGTACCAGAAGTGTCACCGGGAATAACAATGGTTTTGTCCTCAAACGTATTCGCGGCAGAAACCGTAAACGTGAATGGATAGCTGCGGGTTCGGTCAGCGTTTCGAAGAGAGCCACCAAATGTACCCGTCAGGCTAGATCGCACTTTGAAAGTCAAAACCACTGACTGCGCTCCGGCAGCACCCCACCCAAGGTCAGCCGTGTTGAATCCCTCAATAGGTTGACCCACCGCGAAATAGTCCGAAGCAGTGGCCGAGTAAGCAGAAGATGAGGTAACCAAAAGTGAGTTTGTAAACCCCGAAGGAACTACTGTACTGCGCTGAACAGTGAACTTGCTGGTGGTTGAGGTCGTACCTTTCCAGCGATCAAGGGTAAAGGAGTTGTTTGGCGTCACACTCGCCCCAGCATTACGCTGGTCAATCCGCATGTCACCGTTGATGATGCGGTTGCGGAAGCCCATTGAGTTCGCAGGTGCTGCCACGCCGTACAGGACAGCATTGCTGCCGCCTGATGCGTCATTGATTGTGTTGACTTTTAAGTTGCTCATAATTACGTCCCGCTAGTTGATGCCAGAAGGTAGTAAGTAACTCCTCCGATATTCACAGCAATCTTGTTTGTAACTACGTTCAAAACAGAAGCAGTTGTTGCAGTTCCTGTAAGAAGCGTCCCTGTTGCATCAGGCAGCGTCAGTGTTCGGTCGGTGTTGCTGTTTGGGCTGGCAATCGTGAACGTGCCTGTGCCGCTGGCATTGCCTTGGACTTTTACGAGGCTCATGATTGTGTTCCTTTCAGGGCGGTAATCTCTGCGCCTTGTGCGTCAACGATGGCCTTTAACTCTTGGATGGCTGCGGTCAGTGTGGCGACCAAAACAGAGGTATCAATGCTCTGATACACGGGGTTTCCCTCGGCATCCACCTCGTCTTTTTCGCCGCGCACAGCCTGCGGAACCACGGACTGCAATTCGTGAGCCAGAAAGCCATCATCATTTGTGCCCGTAGATTTCCAAGTGAATGTGACGGGCTTGAGCGCCTCCACCTTATCCAACGCACCTACTATTGGTTGCACGTTTTCTTTAAGGCGATAGTCGGATGCCGAGTTATAAGTAGTATTTGAACCGTTAGTGGCAATATCGCCGACGCGAGAGCTGTTGTAGTAGACCTCGGTGATAATTCCGGTGCTGTCTCTGCGCCCCATGCGAAATGACCAATCGCCACTTTTGCTTGTCTGCAATTGATTGTTGTTCATCAAACGAATACCAACAGCAGTTGTATCAGTGCTCGTAGTCCCCACCAGCAAGTTACCGCTGGAGTCGATACGGGCGCGTTCTGCAATGGCTGAGTTGTCGCCAGTGATGAAAGCCCACCCCTGAGCGCCTCCTGTACCTGTATCAATCGGGGAAATTGCAGCGTTTGCAAAACTGCCTTCTGATACGCAGATTCCGTTGTTGTAAGTGTTTGTCTGGGCGGCAGTTAAACGGATTGAATAGTCAGCAGGTGTTCGGCTTGGTGATGCTGAATCGGATGACTTATCAATGCTTACCTTGGCGGTAGGCGAACTCGTCCCAATACCCACGTTACCGCCAGTCGTAGTGACCAGCGTGTTTGCGGGAGTCGTGTCAGCAAAGACTATACCGTCACCTGTGTAGCCACCATCGTTGGTGATGCCCGTTGTTCCGTTCAAGACAATAGTCATGTTTTTTCCTTTACACCACGGTCCATGTTGAACCACTTGATACTGTCACCGTCACACCCGAGTTCACAGCAACTGGGCCAAACGAACCACCATTGTCGCCTGTGGCAATCGTGTAGTCTGAGGAGATCGTTGCGCTGTTGACCACGATACCGTTGCTGGCCCGTGGAGCCTTCACACTCAACTCACCAGTGCTTGGCTTGAACAGATACTGAGCGTTGCTTGTGAAAACACTTGAAGCCGTACCAGTTGTTGCAGAGGCAAACAGTGGGAACAGGTTTGTTGCAGTGGTTGTATCGTTACTGATAGCAGAACCACCCACAGAAGCCCAGGCTGTGCCGTTGTAGCCTTCAAACTCAGCAGTGGTAGTGTTGAACCGCAACTTACCAGCAGCACCAGTAGGTCGTTCAGCAGTTGTACCTGTAGACAGCTTTACAGCGCCTGTAGAGGTGAATGCTGAGTCAGCAGTGGCTGTCAGTGTAGTAACGGTAGCGGAAGCAGCAGTTGTTGCTCCAATTACTGTATTGTCAATTGTTCCAGCATTAATATCTGCTGTATCGGCAATTAAGCTATCAATGTTACCAGTGCCAGTTAAATACAGATTTCTCCACTCGTGACCTGTTCTACCAAGATCGTAAGCATTATCACTAGATGGATCAAAGTCTGAATTAACACGAGCGTTAAAATTAACAGTGTCTGTATTGCTAGAGCCAATCGTAGAATTATTATTAACAACTAAAGTTGATGCTGTTACTGTAGTTCCAGTTACTGCTGCGGCGGTTGTTGCTCCAATTGCAGTACCATTAATAGATCCACCAGTAATAGCAACAGCATTAGCATTCTGAGTAGACATAGTGCCAAAGCCACTAATGTCTGTGTTTGTCAGAACAACAGCACCTGTAAACCCGTTTACAGAAGTCACCAAGTTTGTCTGGTCCAGCTTTTGCCAAGCAGAACCGTTAAAGATTACCCAATCGCCAACTTGCCAATCAGTAATGCCGTCAAGGTTAGTTGTGCCAGCAACACTGACAATGTAGTAATAGCCGTTTGTGCCAACGCTAGAAACCAGAGTTGGAGTGTTTGTTGAGGCATTCCAAGTGCCACGGTAATCCAAGCCACCAGTAATGTTTGTCCAAGTGGTGTCGTAATCTGTACCACTTGCCTTGGTCAAAACCTGACCAGTAGCACCACCAGAGTTAACACCAGCACCACGAGGAATTGAGAAGTCAA